CCTCAAGACCATCTACGAGGCCAGCGTCAGCGAGAATGTCGACCTGATCAAGTCGATCCCCGAACAGTACCTGGGCCGCATCAAGGGTGCCGTCAACCGATCGATCACCGGCACTGGCGGCATTGGCCCGCTGATCGTCGAGATAAAGAAATACGACGGCATGACGGACCGCCGCGCGAAGAATATCGCTCTGGACCAGACGCGCAAGGCATATCAGTCGGCGAATGTCGAACGCACCAAAGCCGCCGGCGTGAAAAAAGGCATCTGGGTGCACACGGGCGGGACAAAAGAGCCACGTCCATTGCACAAGGGATATAATGGCAAGGAATTTAATCTTGCCGAAGGTGCGCCGGTTGGTGATAAAGGCCAGAATGTGCAGCCTGGCGAGGAAATCAATTGCCGCTGCACGTTCATTCCAGTGGTCGATTTTGAGGATCTGTAATGCCCCTGAAAAAAGGTAACTCGCGCGAGGTAATACAAGCGAATATCCGTGAATTGATTGCGTCAGGCCATCCTGCCGCGCAAGCGGAGGCCATCGCCTACAAAGAAGCCGGAATCTCCAAGGATGAATATGACGCCATGGACGAAAGCGCGCGCAAGTTCAACGAATACGGATGGATGACGGTCGAGGGCAATCCGATTTCCAAGGTGGGTATATTCCCTTACCTGGGCAAGCAAATTGGCGCACCGGAACCAGACAAGGTGTATATGGTCTATCGGTCCGCCGAGGAATTGAGCGACCCGGAAACCATTGAATCCTTCAAGTTGACGCCCTTTATCAATGAGCACCCGGAAAAGCTTCTGGGGAATGTCGGCGGGCTGGTTGCCACCGATAAAAAGCGCGTGGAAGGCGTTATCGGCGAGCAGGTCTATTTTGAATATCCTTACCTGAAAGCGAATTTGCGCGTATATTCTGCGCAGACGCTCGATTCAATCGATTTGGGTAAAGAGGAAGTTTCGGCGGGTTACCGCTGCGAATGGGTGCGGGAAGATGGTTTTTTCGAAGGCCAGCCCTACCAATATGTGCAGAAAGGAATTCGCGGAAACCACGGAGCATTGGTAGTAGAGGGGCGTAGCGGCCCAGATGTGTCAGTCATGGACAGCATGACATTCAATATTAAGGAGCAAGAAATGGAACTGGCAGAACTGGTTAAATCCGTCGCTGCGCTCACCGAAACCGTTACCTCGATGAAGGGGGCGATGGATTCGATGAAAGCTGCCATGGACGAGTCCGAGAAAGAAAAGGACGATAAGGAAAAAGAAGGCATGGGTGAGGAAGAGGCCGAAGCCAAGAAAAAGGCTGAGGAAGAAGCTGAAGCCAGGGCCGGCATGGACGCGCAAATCGCTGCCCTGAAAGCGGAAATCGCTGCGCTGAAGGCCAAGCCGGCCGCGATGGATTCCGCCGCTCTGATGGCTGAGATCGCCAAGAAAAATGACCTGGCCACGCGCGTCAGCGTGCACATCGGCACCTTCGCCCACGACAGCATGGACCACGCCCAGGTGGCACAGTACGCTGCCGAGAAGCTGGGCCTGGACAAAGACCATGCGGTCGTCGCTGTCGAGTCCTACCTCAAGGCACGCCCTGCCACCAGCCATGCTTACGGCATGGACACGGGCGATGCTGGCAAATCCACCGGCGCGGCCTTCCTGGCCGAGCAACTGAAATAAGGAGCTACCACCATGGCATTCCAATCCACCGTGCGCCAATTCCCGACTGACGGCATCGTCGGCGATTTCGCGCTGAGCGGCCCAATCCGCTCCAAGTCCGTCATCCTGAAAAGTTCGGATGCAACCCAGAACGTCATCGGCCGCGCAGTCACCCACGTGGCAGCAAGCGACGATAACGTCATCGTCGGCGGCGCCGGTCCACTGATCTTTGCCGGCATCCTGACCAATAGCAAGCAATACGCCTCGCTGGGTGGTTCCTCCGGCCCACTGTCGCCAACCTTGACCTTGCCGAACGATCTGCCAGTGCAGGCCACCACCGTGGCGCCAGGCATCTACGTCACCCTGTCCACCACCGCCAATATCGGCGACGGCGTGGCTTACCACAACACCACTGGTGTACTGGCAGCGGCGCCAGGCGGCACCCCGCCAGCGACCCACACCCTGATCCCGGGCGCGTCGGTGATCCGCCGCAACATCACCACCACCAACCAGTTGGCCATCATCCAACTGCTGAACAGCTAAGGAGCGCCAAATGCAAACTCACGCACGTAGCCACATCAAGGCGCGTAAAGTCAAACCGATCGCGGGCTTCCCGCTGAACTCGCTGGCCGACCTGGCGGCGCTGGATTCGATCGGCATTACCCTGTCGCCGGCGCGCCTGCAGCAGATGTTCGACGCCTACAAGGGCGGCGCGGCCATGCTGGGCGGCGCGATGGATACCAACTTGGTATCCCCGCTGTCCACTCCGTCCATTACCACCCCGATCCAGTTCCTGCAAGCCTGGATGCCGGGCTTCGTGGCGGTGCTGACCAACGCGCGCCAGATCGACAATCTGGTCGGTATCTCGACCATCGGCCGCTGGGAAGACGAAGAAGCGGTGCAAGGTTTCCTGGAGCGCACTGGCAATGCCCTGCCGTACCAGGACAACACCAACTTCCCGCTGTCGAGCTGGAATACCAACTTTGAACGCCGTTCCATCGTGCGTTTCGAGCAGGGCTTCCAAGTCGGCCGATTGGAAGAAGCACGCGCCGCCGCGATGAACTTCAACAGCGCCGAAGCCAAGCGTATGCAGAACTCGGAAGCGTTGGAAGTGCAGCGTAACTACATCGGCTTCTTCGGCTACAACGCTGGCGCAGGCCGCACCTATGGCTACCTGAACGATCCATCGCTGCCGGCTTACACCAATCTGCCGAACGGCGCTGGCGGTTCCTCGACCTGGGCCAGCAAGACCACGCTGGAGATCATTGCCGACATCCTGGCGGCACTGCAGACCCTGCGCACCCAGTCGGGCAACAACATCGACCCGAAAAAGACCCTGATTACTCTGGCCGTGGCCATGTCGGCGGTGGACTACCTCTCGACCCCGACCACGCTGGGCTACTCGGTGCAGCAATGGCTGAATGAAAACTACCCGAACGTGCGCATCGAGTCGGCCCCCGAGCTGAACGCAGCGAATGGCGGTGCCAACGTGTTCTACCTGCACGCGGAAGAGTTCCAGGGCACCAGCACCGATGATGGACGCGTCTTCACCCAGATCGTGCCGGCGAAGTTCATCACCATCGGCGCGATGCAGGTCACCAAAGGTTACGAGGAAGACTTTGGCAACGCGACGGCGGGTGTGATGGTCAAGCGTCCGTGGGCGGTAGTGCGCCGCTCCGGCTGCTAAAAACGGCTGAGCTGTCGTCTAAAATAGGGGCTGCAACATGCCCCTATTTTTCAACAACCATGGAGAAGAACAATGCCTTACGTGTATAGCACCCTGACCTGCGACAACGAATACGCCGATTACGTCAAAGCCGGCGACCAGCTGAACATCCAGCACAAAGTGCTGATCAAGGGTGGCCACGGTGTGATGAACAAGAATTTCATGACTCCGCTTGGCGTCGTGACGGAAGTGTCCGACGATGATCTGCGCTTCCTGATGAACAATAGCGCGTTCAAGTTCCACCTGGATGGAAAGTTCCTGAAAGTGGAAGAAAAGGCTTATGATCCGGAAAAGGTCGCCTCCGACATGGAGCGCGCCGACAATTCCGCGCAGATCACCCCGGCTGACTACGAGCCCGGCGGCAAACTGGCGGTGGAAGGCCTGAAAGTCAGTACAAAAAATACGAAGTAATCGGAGCCCGCCATGGCCCAGCACACTCTCGACATCTCGGCATTCCGGACCATGTTCCCAGCCTTTGCCGATCCGCTCAAATATCCGGACGCCACGTTGCAGATGTGGTGGACCATGGCCATCCAGTACATCAACGATTACGATAGCTGCCTGATCGAAGGCGATACGCTGCAGCTTGCGTTGAACCTGATGACCGCGCACCTGGCGCAGTCGTTCACCCTGATCAGTGCCGGCCAGAACACGCCTGGCGTGATCACCGGCGCCACCGAGGGCAGCGTCAGCGTGTCCATGAGCCCGCCGCCGGTGAAAAACATGTGGCAATACTGGCTCGCCACCACGCCCTACGGCCAGCAGTTGCTCGCCCTGCTCCAGTCGCTGGTGGTGGGCGGTTTCACCATCGGCGGATTGCCGGAGACGTCTGGATTCCGGCGTGTGGGTGGAGTGTTCTGGTGAGTAAGCTCGAAACCGTTCTGGCTGCGCGCGTTGCCGAGCTTGAAAAGCTGGTAGCGAAAGTCGGCTGGTATGAAGGCGCGCGCTATACCGAAGATGGCGCATCGGTGGCCGAAGTCGCCGCCATCCATGAATTCGGCGCGCCTGGCGCCAATATCCCGCCGCGCCCATTCTTCAAGCCGACCATCAACGCCAACAAAGACATGTGGGGCGAAAAGATCGCCAGCGGCACGCGCGCGGTTGTGGCAGG